GTTGAAAGCTTAATGGTTGAGCTAATTGGTCTAAGAGCAATTTATGACTACTTAGTAGTTTGTGATGAAACCAATAACACACCGAGCAGAATTGATCGCAACGAACTTTATGTAGATATTGCTATCGAACCAGTGAAGGCTGTAGAATTTATTTACATTCCGCTACGTCTTAAAAACACAGGAGAAATCGCAGGTTTATAATATCATAAACATTAGGGTCGATGAAAGTCGACCCTAATATGATAAATACTTGTGAATAGGAGAATATTATATGGCAATCTCATCACTAAGCAAAATTACAGTTCCATTGGCAACCAACGATAGTGCATCGGCACAAGGTTTGCTAATGCCAAAACTACAATATCGCTTCCGTGTTACACTAGAAGGATTTGGTGTAAGTACTCCGACTACTGAACTTACAAAGCAAGTAGTAGATGTTACTCGTCCAAATATTACTTTTGAAAGCATGGAAATTCCAGTGTATAATTCAAAAGTTTACCTTGCAGGCAAGCATACTTGGAACCCACTTACACTTAACTTACGCGAAGATGTTAACAACAACGTACAAAAGCTTGTTGGCGAACAACTACAAAAGCAATTTGACTTTATGGAACAAGCAAGTGCTGCATCCGGTATTGACTACAAGTTCTTAACAAGAATTGAAATTCTAGATGGCGGTAATGGTGCATTTACGCCAACTGTACTAGAAACATGGGAAGCATATGGTTGCTTTATCACTGAAGCAAATTACGGCACACTTGCTTATGCAAACAACGAACCTGTTAGTGTTGCACTTACTATACAATATGACAACGCAATTCAATTAGGTGAAGGTGTTGGTCAAAATGTAGGAAGAACTACTGGTACATCAACTACTGGTGCTGGCTGATAGTATCTAAAAATGATTGCCATACAAAAAGGGGACTTGGTCCCCTTTTTTTATTATCTGCGTATATTATATTTTAGATAAATATATGTATGAGTTACTTATCAGGTTTTTACGACAATTTTAAGCAGTTCGGCTCTCTTAAAGGCGATTTAGGAGATTATCAACATGCTTCGAGATTGTATAGAGCAAATAACTTTAGGCTTGCTCCTAAGTTTAAGCATCTTTATCATGTTGTATTAAACATAAATCCTTTTGTTAGAGAACGCAGTCCCTTAAGAGAACAGTTATATGTTCCAGAAGTAAACCTGTTGTGCAAAAGTGTAGATTTACCCAAATACAATATACAAACAGATACAGTAAATCAATACAACAGAAAAAAAGTAATTCAAACAAGAGTAGACTATCAACCTGTGAATATGTCTTTTCATGATGACAATGCTGGCTTGACAACATTATTATGGGAGTCATATTTTCGTTATTACTATACCGATAGCAATTATGTAGAAAAAAATCCCGACGGTACTCCTGCAATTACAGTAGATGCTTATGCTCGTGGACCAAACGGTATTAACAATGTATACAGTACCGGTGAATCTCAAAGTTACAGATTTGGGTTGGACAGACCTAACAAAGCAGCCAACTTCTTTACAAGCATTGTGGTGTATCAGTTGTCCCCGCAAAATAGTCAAAGCACATATACAAGTTTTACTTTGATCAATCCATATATAGAAGCATTCCAACACGATTCTATGGTTGCCGAAGGAACCAACTTTAGTGAAAACATATTAACTATATCTTATGAAGCAGTTCAATATAACAGAGGTTATACCAAAGTAGACAGTGCTCCTCCTAGCTTTGGTACTTGGCATTATGATAATACACCAAGTCCTTTATCAGCAGATCAATCAATTGTATCGGCATCGCTTGCCACAATTGCAGGATCTAATAATACAATACCTGAATTGAAAGATGGAAACTATAGACCGTCACTGACTGTTTCTCAATTAAAAGTTCCTAACTTAAAAGATTTACAATCTCAAAAATCAGTCACCGGAACAGTGACAGAAAACAACTTTGGCAGTACAGCGTTTCCATCATCGGCAGTACAAGGTTCGGTTACAGAAGCAACACAGTCAAATATATAAGGTAAAAAAATGTCTAGCACAGAACAAATAACACCAACAACAGACAGTCAACAACCAACAAGAGAAATATTTGATAGATTTTTTACCAAATCTATTTCCTATCCAAGCAACAAGGTTGACGCAGTAATTGGTTTTTTTGAAAAAAGAGGGTTTGATAAAAATGCTGCAATCAGTGTTGCAAGTGTTTTACTTGAACAATCTGTTATCGACGGTGTGAACGTGTTTGAATTATTAGACAAACTAAAAGGTTATGATAACATCAAATTAAACAGTTTAGTCACTGCAATATTAAACAACAGTAGAAGTAAAATAAGCAAGCTTGGATATCGTCAAGAACGAGAAATCAATCAATTAGAATATCGTAATGTTATAGTATAATGTCAAAATATGCACAAGGAAAATTTACACCAAAAAATCCAGAAAAGTATGTAGGAGGAAGATCGCCTACATACAGGAGCAGTTGGGAATTTGCCTTTATGAGATTTTGCGACGAACATCCTAGCGTCAATCGTTGGGCCAGTGAAGCAATTAAAATTCCATATAGAAATCCGTTTACTGGTAAATTTACAATTTATGTGCCTGATTTTTTTATAGAATATGTTGATAAGACTGGCAAAAGACATGTTGAGATTATAGAAGTTAAACCTATTAATCAAACAGTGTTAGAAAAAACCGGAAGAAACAAAAGAAATCAAGCTCACTTTGTTTTAAATCAAGCCAAATGGGAAGCTGCTAGAGCGTGGTCAAAACAAAACAATATATTGTTTAGAATAGTAAGCGAAGAAGATATTTTTCATACTGGCAAACGTAGATAAATAATAGTAGTATATAATGGGATATTACTATGACCAAAAAACTTGAAGATTTATTGGGTTTACCTGAATCCAAAGAAATAATTGCAGAAGAAAAAAAGGGAAAAATAGTTCCGCCTTCTCAAGAAGACACATTTAGAGATATTGCTGAGTTAGATAAAATAGCCGCTGCATTACCAGCAGTTCAAGGCTTAGGCGAAATGGCTGACAGAGAACTCAATGAAGTTGCAGACAAAGCCATGCAAGCATACGAAGATTTAATGGATCTCGGAATGAATGTTGAAGCACGTTACAGCGGCAGGGTATTTGAAGTTGCTGGAAACATGCTACGTACTAACTTGGATGCCAAAGTTGCCAAGCTAGATAAAAAATTAAAGATGGTTGAATTACAACTTAAGAAGCAAAAACTAGACAGCGATACGTTTAACGATAATGGTGGATTCACTGAAGGCGAAGGGTATGTGGTTACTGATAGAAATAGTCTACTACAGCGTCTAAAAGGCCTTGATAAAGATAAATAATACTAATAATAGGATCCTACAATTATGAAAAGTTTTAAAGAATACCTAAGCGAGTCTAAAAAGACTTATCCTTTCAAAATAGTAGTTGCCGGCGACTTACCAGAAGAGTTTAACAGTCGCCTACGCACTGCAATGGAAAGATTTGGATTAGCATCAATGAGCGGTGGTAAAAAAACACCAATACAAGAACGCCCATTAGATTTTCCACAATTAGAAAACACAGAAGTTACATTTTGGGATGTAGAAGTAAATTATCCAACCACTGATTCAGTTGTGAAAAATTACCTAGGACAATGCTGTAGTATACACGAATCACACATAGTTGTAAGAAACGCAAACAGTTCTTTGGAAAAACAAAACAAACAAGAAACAGATACTACCTATGAGACACTGCTTACCAAAGAAGAACTAGGCGGCGAAAGTGCCCAAAACAGTGTAGGTAACAATCGTATAATGGAACTATTAAAAGAATTAGAAGCCGCACGCAAAGAGCGTGCAGACGGTACCGACGGCTTTAAGGCAGAGGCTATAAAAGAGGAACCGCAAAACACCAAAAGTGCAATGGGGAGTTAATCATGAGCGATATGCGTAAAATTTTAAAAAGCTTTGATGCTGTACAGAGAAAAACATTAAATGAAGCATTTGTTGTAGAATGCCCACCAGATATGCCAACTATGGAAACTGGCGGAGATTTAAGTATTAACATTACCGGCGATGCTGCGAGTATGTCACAAATACTTAGAGCACTTGCAGGAATTCAAGGCGGAAGAATGTCAATGGGTACATCTATGCATGACGACCCTAGCAATCCAGGCCGTGATGACGTAGAAGGCGACCAGGATCTAAACCAAGGAATAATTGGTACAACACTAGGCGGAGCACTAGGTGCCGGCTTAGGATTAGCAACAGGTGCAGGTCCAATGGCTACTACACTTGGTGCATTGTCTGGGGCTGCCGCAGGTGATAGTCTTACTGATCGAGACGAAGATGATCCACGTATTCCAGGACGTGATGATGTCGAAGGTGATATGGATTTACAACAAGGTGTATTAGGCAATATAGGTACAACTGCTGGACAAACTGTTAAACACGGAGCAGTAGGTGCCGGCATAGGTGCAGCATTAGGTGGTGCAGCAGGAATGGCGTTAGGCGGTCCTGCAGGTGCAATACAAGGTGCTAAACTAGGCGGTCTCGGAGGAGCAGCATTAGGTGGTGCTGCTGGCCGAGGTGCTGCTACTGCTAAAATGACCAAACGAGAACTACAGGCTGGCTCTAAAGACAATCCACGTATTCCCGGTCGTGATGATGTCGATGGTGATACAGATTTACAACAAGACATCAGTGGTTTAGCAACCGGAGCATTAGATGCTCTTAAAGGTTTTGGTGCTCAGGCAGCAGATGCAGTAGCACAAGGTTCTCAAGCAGCCGGAGACGCTATTACTACTGGTGCTAAAGCCGCAGGAGATGCAGCGGCAAGTACTGGACTTGGACAACGTGCAATCGGTGCAATGGGTCAAGCAAGCGACTGGGCAGCCGATAAAGGTGCTAGTATCGGTTCAAAGATAGGAAGTGCTTTAGGTGGTGCATACGGTGGTGCTACAGATGGCATAACAGGAGCAGGTATAGGAGCAGGACTTGGCGGTTACAAGGGTGCAGAAATTGGTGCACAAATTGGTAAAGTTGCTCCGGCGGCAGCAGCGGCAGGTGCTGGCCTAGCAGTTGGATCAAAAGCACTAGGTGGTTCGGGTGATAAAAAACTAAGACAAAGTGCAGCAGAGATGGAATCGGAATATGATGCGTCAACTGAACCAAATGAAAAATATTGGGATCACAAACTTATGACCAAAGACTTAAGTGGCGGCATCAATCGTCAAAAGAAAATGCATAAGCCAGCAGCAAAGGGCGACAACCCAATGGCAGTTGAAATGAAATCCCGTCTTGAAGCTAAACTTGCAGAAAAGAAAAATGCAAAACCAGACTTCCTTGATATGGACAAAGACGGCAACAAAAAAGAGCCAATGAAAAAGGCTGTTGCTGATAAGAAAAAAGCACCCTTTAAGGAAGGTACTACTAACTGGCGTGGTGAAGAAGTTAATCCACAAGTAGGCGATATGGTTGAATTGTATGCTTCATATGACGACGGTTCTCCTATTAGAGGTATAATAGTAGGCCCTGGTACAAGAGGCGAAAGTTCATTTGCTATCAAGTTTAAAAATATGTTAGGCAAAATTGTGGTAGATTCTTTCCATGCTAATGATGAATTTGAAGTTATTAAAAAAGCAACAAACGAAGCAGCAGATTCAGAACTAGCTAGAATCAAACAAACATTATCAAGATTACTTTAAGTCTTTGACTAACTGTAACAGGTCAAATAGCACCTTCGGGTGCTATTTTTTTGACTAAATATTAACATGGTAAAATCACTAGACGGCGTTTTAATTAAAAAAGCCAACAAACAAGAAACATACACCGAAAATCAAATTGAGGATCTGCTTAAATGCATGGATCCTGACGAAGGATATTTGTATTTTGCAAGAAAGTTTGCATTCATCCAACATCCTGTCAAAGGCAAGCTACTGTTTGATCCTTATGAATATCAGCTAAGATTATTACACAGTTATCATAATCACAGATTCAATATCAACATGATGCCTAGACAGACAGGTAAAACAACTTGTGCTGCTATCTATCTAGCATGGTATGCAATGTTTCATCCTGATCAAACTATTCTTATTGCTGCACACAAATACACAGGTGCTCAAGAAATCATGCAACGTATACGATATGTGTACGAAACATGTCCTGATCATATTCGTGCAGGTGTTACAAACTATAACAAAGGCAGTATTGAATTTGAGAATGGTTCAAGAATAGTATCAATGACAACTACTGGTAACACAGGCCGTGGTATGTCAATCTCTTTACTTTACTGCGACGAGTTTGCATTCGTAGCACCTAACATTGCAGAAGAGTTTTGGACTTCGATATCTCCAACACTGGCTACAGGTGGTCGTGCTATTCTTACAAGTACTCCTAACAGCGACGAAGATACATTTGCGACAATTTGGAAACAAGCTGCTGATAAATTTGACGAATATGGTAACGAAAGCGAGATTGGTCGTAACGGTTTCTTTGCATTCCGTGCAGAATGGTGGGAACATCCGGATAGAGATGAAGCATGGAAAACTGCTGAACTAGGTCGTATCGGCGAAGAAAAATTCCGTAGAGAATACGGTTGCGAATTCTTAATCTTTGATGAAACATTGATTAATAGTCTAAAGCTTGCGGCAATGGATGGCACCAGTCCTATTCTAAACATGGGACAAACTCGTTGGTATAAAAAAGTTTCTCCTAACAGATCGTATGTTGTGGCACTAGATCCTAGTATGGGTACGGGCGGAAACAATGCAGCAATACAAGTAATAGAACTGCCCACATACGAACAAGTAGCAGAATGGCAACACAACAGTACAGGTATTCCAGGACAAATACGCATACTAAAAGACATAGTTCAATACATTTCAAACGAACGAAAATCAGATAATGGTATTTACTGGAGCGTGGAAAACAATGGAATAGGTGAAGCTGCATTGTTGGTGATACAAGACTTTGGCGAAGAAAATATTCCAGGATTGTTTATTAGTGAACCTATACGTAAAGGTCATGTAAGAAAATTTAGAAAAGGTTTTAATACCACATTCAGTGCAAAAGTAACAACTTGTGCAAGATTAAAAACCATGGTTGAGAACGATCAGTTGATTGTTAGAAGTAAACCTTTAATAACAGAATTAAAACAATTCGTTGCAACAGGAAGTAGCTTTCAAGCAAAGTCTGGCGGCACTGACGATTTAATCAGTGCATTGTTATTAGCGTTGCGTATGATAAGCATTATGAAGGATTGGGATCCTGTAATTTATAATACGTTTGTTCAAATAGAGGCAGACGAAGATTATGAAATGCCAATGCCAATCTTTGTTAGCAGTAGTATTTGATAAATACAATATGAAAAATTTAAATAGTATAGCATCTGATCTTTTCAATAAAATTAGAGGACGTTTTCAGGACGTTACTATAGGCAACGAGAATGGCCAAGTTACTAATGTACCTGAAGATGCACGTTATTTCGATTTTAGCTTTCAAAATAATGGCGTTGACTTGGGCAAGGTCAGTGTAAGCTTAGATGAAGACGAAGGCATTGTTTTAGTAGTTGGTAGAGACATTGTTCAAAATCAAACAGAAGATATACAAGATCGTTGGTTTAATTTTTTAAAAGAATTAAGAGTTTTTGCAAAAAAAAGATTGCTTAACTTTGATGTAAGAGATATTAACAAAAGTAATTTAAACAAAAGAGATTACGAATTTTTAGCAGCAAATCGTACCGGAGAAAAAACCATGGCCGAAACAAAAATGTATGGCACAAATAAAACCAGTTTTCAAAAAATTGGTAATGCACGTTTGGTTATCAAACATCAAGCACCGATTAACATGGAAAGCACAAGTGGACGTACACAAAAAATTAATGCAATTTTTATAGAATCTCCAGCAGGCGAAAGATTCCGTTATCCATACAAGCATTTAAGTGGTGCAAGAGCAATGGCAATGCACGTAAGCGAAGGTGGTCATGCGTATGATGACTTTGGCAAATACATTTCAGGCCTCAGCGAAGAAATGACAAAACTGCGTAAGTTCAATCAGTACATGAATCGCAGTGCTGTAATGGCAGAAGGCTTGAAAGATTATTCCGGTGTTGTTAAAGAACGTGTTGCTATTGTTAAAAAAGAAATTCAAAATCTCCAAAAACCATCATATTATGCAGAAGCGTTAGCAAGTTATGTTGTACCTATGGTAGAAGACGTACCTGAAGATGTTGCAGAAAATTGGATAGACCAACTTACTATTAAACAATTCAATGAAGAATTAAAAGATGTGTTTCCTTACATTTATAGTCTTGTAGGCGAAGCAACTAAGGCAAAAGAATTAGAGTTTGAAGACATTGTTGCAGAAGCAGAAAAGCAAAAAGGCGTCGATGGTAAGGCATGTTGGGACGGCTACAAGCGTATGGGCACCAAAATGAAAGGTGGCAAGCGTGTAGATAACTGTGTACCAATTAAAAAAGAATCTCTCGAAGGCATGGTTGAAGCAGCCGTTGACCAATTAATGGGTCAGTTTGCTGAAGCTACAATCGAAGAAGGTTTAGGCAGTTTATTAAAAAATATTGCAGGCAGTTTAAGAAATGCATTTAAGCCAGGTGTCGCAATTACTCCAGGCAGTGTTAAACAAGCAGAATATATTTTACAAAAAGTATTGCAAGGTGGATTTGATAGTCTTAACAATAGAGAAAGACAATTCATGACCAATTTTAGTGATGCAACACTTAAAGGTCTACAAGCACAGGCTGCTGAAGGCGAAGATAAAATTTCCAAAGATAAGCCAACTGACATGGATGTACAAATAGGTCCAGACGGTTCGATTGGCAAGGCCGATGCAGAACCTGAAAAAGAACAAACTCCAATCGGAGAATATATCTTAAGTTATTTTGACAGAGAAACTGGTAAATTTCCAAAAGGCGAGACAGCAGTATTAACTGCGGTGCAAAAAGAATACGGCGACGAATCTGTTAAACCTGCCGCCCAATTTATGAAACAAATAGAGACTGTAGTAGCTCAGAAAAAGGCCGAATCAATGGCTCAAAGCCGTTACCCAGAAACAGAGATGATTAAAAGATTAGCAGGGGTATAACCCTGCTAATTCTTTTGGTAAACAAAACCATTGAATTATAAGCAAAAAAACGATTGACAAGATAAATACATTTGTGTAGTATGTAAGAGTGCTGCACATATTAGGCACAAAGCACATAGGCAATATATAGGAGGCATAACTATGGCATCATTAGCAGAAATTAGAGCAAAGCTCAAAGAACAAGAAACACGTTCAACAGGTGGTTCTACAGGCGGCGGCGACAACGCAATTTACCCATTTTGGAATATGAAAGAAGGCGATACCGCAACCATTCGCTTCTTGCCCGATGGCGATTCGTCAAACACTTTCTTTTGGAGAGAACGTTTGATGATTAAACTTCCTTTTGCTGGAGTAAAGGGTGAAACCGATAGTCGTCCAGTACAAGTGCAAGTTCCGTGCATGGAAATGTATGGAGAAAGCTGCCCTATTCTAGCAGACGTCCGCGGATGGTTTAAAGATCCTACTCTTGAAGATATGGGTAAAAAGTATTGGAAAAAGCGTAGCTATATTTTCCAAGGATTTGTGACAGACAATCCGCTCAATGACGATACTAAACCAGAAAATCCAATTCGTAGATTTATCATTGGTCCTCAAATTTTCCAACTGATCAAAGCAGCACTTATGGATCCTGATATGGAAGAACTTCCTACTGATTATACAGCAGGTGTTGATTTCCGTCTTAGCAAAGGTTCTAAAGGTGGTTATGCAGACTACGGTGCTAGTAACTGGGCACGTAGAGAGCGTCCGCTAAGTGATGCAGAAATGAAAGCAATCAATGATAACGGATTGTTTAGTCTTAATGATTTCCTTCCTAAAAAGCCCACTGACGTAGAACTTAAAGTTCTTACTGAGATGTTTGAAGCTAGCGTCGACGGTGAAGCATATGATCCAGATCGCTGGAGCAATTACTTCCGTCCTGCAGGTATGGCAGCACGTACAGGCGATCCAAATGTAGCAGCAAGTCCTCGTGCTACTGCTACAAGCCAAAGTGCTCCGTCGTATGAAGAGGATGACGACATTCCTTTTAAGTCAACTGAGGAGGTCAAACAGGCCGCTGCTCCTGCTCCTCAAAAAGCAGCTATGCCGGAAGCAGGCGGAAGCGGTGCAATGGATATCCTTGCAAAAATCCGAGCACGTCAAAACAACGGTTAATCAAACAATTCTACAGGCTTGAACAAATCAAGCCTGTAGACTTTAAGGCTTAATTTAGGAGAAATATAAATGGCAAAACTAAACAAAATTAAAAAAGTAGACGACTCGTTTACTGTACACATGTATGACAATGGATACATGATCGAAGTGCCAGGACGTGACAAAAACGATGACTGGGCAACTGCAAAAATTCTTTGTAATACTATGGACGATTTGATTACTGTAATCAAAGAAGTATCGGAAATGGAGCGTAGCTAATGGCATCCAAATCTTTTGATCCAAGTAAGTTTAGAAACAGTCTAACTAAATCTATTAAAGGTATGAGTGCAGGGTTTCACGATCCTACTGATTGGATCAGCACAGGTAACTATGCTCTTAATTACTTGCTCAGCGGAGATTTCCGCAAAGGTATTCCACTGGGCAAAGTAAGTGTATTTGCAGGCGAAAGTGGTGCAGGAAAGAGTTATATCGTATCAGGTAACATTGTTAAACACGCTCAAGAGCAAGGCATCTTTGTTGTTCTTATTGACAGCGAAAATGCTCTTGACGAAAGTTGGCTACAAGCACTCGGTGTTGAAACCAGCGAAGACAAACTGCTAAAACTAAACATGGCTATGGTCGACGACGTTGCAAAAACAATTTCGACGTTCATGGATGATTACAGAGCAATGGATGAAAAAGATCGTCCAAAGGTATTGTTTGTCATTGACAGCCTAGGTATGCTGATGACTCCTACTGAAGTCAATCAGTTTGATGCAGGTGACATGAAGGGTGATATGGGTCGTAAGGCCAAAGCACTTAAAGCACTGGTTACTAATTGTGTTAACATGTTTGGTGCTCACAATGTAGGTATGGTTGTTACTAACCACACTTATGCAAGTCAAGACATGTTTGATCCTGATGACAAGATTTCGGGTGGTTCGGGCTTTGTGTATGCAAGTTCAATGGTTGTAGCTATGAAAAAGCTAAAACTAAAAGAAGACGAAGACGGCAACAAAACTTCAACTGTACAAGGTATTAGAGCAGCTTGTAAAGTTATGAAAACACGTTATGCTAAACCGTTTGAAAGCGTACAGGTTAAGATTCCATATGAAACTGGCATGGATCCTTACAGCGGATTGTTTGATCTGTTTGAAGCAAAAGGCCTGCTAGAAAAGCAAGGCAACCGCTACAAGTATATCAGCAGCGAAGGCAACGAAACACTAGAATATCGTAAAAATTGGACAGGTGAATTACTCGAAATGATCATAGACGATCTACCAGCAAAAGAAGCACAAATGGTAAATATCGACAACACAGACGAAGAAGCTGTGATTGATCATAACGAGGAGTTCCATGCTGATGAATGAAGAACAGATTGCCGATATTTGGATGATGTTCAAGTCTTATCTTGATAAAAAAAATCTAGACATTGCAGCCGAAAAGTTTGTTGACTTGATGGCAGACTATGGTGTTGATGATTTAATTTTCAAAGAGTTATTAGGAACAGACAAACATTTAGATTTAGCAATTACCTACTATCTAGATTTAGATAGCGATGTTGATGAAGACGAGGATGATTAATGGGATGGTATAGTCGGGTTAGCCGAAATATCACAGAGATTCCAGCAGCAATACAACACTTTGAGGATGAACTAAATGTTGCTCGTAGTGAAGTAAAGATTAGCGGCAGTATTGAAAAAGCTGCCGCTAGTATGCCTGGTATTGTTGAACATAGATTCAACCAACTTCAAGAACTTGAAGCAATACTCGAATATCTCAATATTGAGTTAAGAAAACTTCGTAGTATTCATTTTAAAAAATATCTAGAAAACTATCAACGTGCATTAAGCAGTCGAGATGTTGAAAAATATGTTGACGGTGAACCAGATATTTGCGATTACGAAAAAATTATCAACGAATTTGCATTGATTAGAAACAAGTGGCTAGGTGTTCTTAAAGCACTAGATCAAAAGCAATGGCAATTAACTAACATTGTAAAGTTGCGAGTTGCAGGAATGGAAGATGCAACCTTATAATATTTTAATCGGATGTGATCAAAAATACTTTGACGATTGGGGCATTACTTTATTAGAAAGTTTAAAAAAATACGCTCCATTTATTTCTTTACATTGTCATATTGTAAATCCAACTAAAAATAATGTTTTAGAAGGTGTAAATATTACAAATGAATCAATTAACTTTATTAGTAAAGAATCAAAAATTTCTTATTTGCAAGCAGTTAGATTTTTAGTTGTTGCTAACAACTTTTTGTTAGAAGAAAACGTTGTAGTTATTGATGCTGATACTATTTGTACAAAATTAATTACAGAAAAGGATTTTAAAAAACTTTTTAAAGAACAATATGTATTATCTCATAAAAAAGATAACAGATGGCTTGCAGGCTTTGTAACTTTTACAAATAATAATTTTAGATACGATTTTGCAAATTATCTCAAAAGAATACCAATAGAGGAATGGAAATGGGGACGGGATCAAGAAATATTAAAAGAACTGTCCGTTCAATATAATTTTATACAGCTTCCTTTAGAATGGATGGCAATAGGAAAAAATAAAAAAAATAGTTATTTTTTAACTCTCAAGGGTGATCAAAAAGAAACAGATAAGTATCTTAAAGAATACAACAAATATAAGGTGCAAGAATGAAAAAAGTTTATAATTATTGGATGCCTGACACTGATACACATTTTGAAAGATTAATTACAAAACGTATTAGTCAAGGCGGTCCTGCCGAATATCAAGACCTTGTTAGAGAAGAGTCATACAAGTATGTAACTGATTTTGAAGTATGTATTGATGTAGGTGCAAACGTTGGACTATTTACTGTTCCGTTATCTAAGAAATTTAAAAAAATTATCGCATTTGAACCAGTCGATCAAGTATACGAGTGTTTAGAAAGAAACACACAAGGCCTAAATGTAGAACTGTATAAATGTGCATTAGGAAATATCAATAGTACCGTTGACATCGAAATTAATAATGAAAATACAGGTATGAGTTTTGTTAAAGATAATTCAATAGGCAACGGTAGTATTCAAATAAAACGGTTAGATGATTTAAATTTACCCAAGTTTGGCCTTCTTAAAATTGATTGCGAACGCTACGAATTAGAAGTACTAAAGGGCGGTATTGAAACTATTTTAAAATACAAACCTATCATTGTTGTTGAGCAACATTCTGATACAGAGTATTGTGCAGGCACTTATTTAAAAAGCCAAGGTGCAAAAGAAATTACCAATGTCAGAAAAGACTACATATTTGGCTGGTAACTATTAAATAACTTTATGAAAACAATAGTATTAGTTTCAGGCGGCTTTGACCCTTTACACAGCGGACATGTTTCTTATTTTGAAGAAGCTAAAAAATTAGGTGACGAACTATGGGTTGGTGTAAATTCTGACGCATGGTTAGTTAGAAAAAAAGGCAGACCATTTATGCCTTTTGCAGAGAGAACAAACATTATTCGAAATCTTAGAATGGTTGATCAAGTTTTAGGTTTTGAAGATGATGAAATCGGCAGCAGTAATCATTGTATAGAAAAAATTCTTGAGTTAACAGGAATGGACACAAAGATAATTGTAGCCAATGGCGGCGACAGAAATCCAGGAAATATACCTGAAGTAATCAAATACGGAAATCATCCAAGGGTAGAATTTGCATGGAGCGTAGGCGGCGATGACAAAAAGAATTCTAGTAGTTGGATTCTAGAAGAATGGAAAAATCCAAAGACAGTGCGTAACTGGGGTTGGTATAGAGTGCTCGACGACAAGCCGGGCTATAAAGTAAAAGAACTAGTTATCGAACCTGGAAAGAGTCTTTCAATGCAAAGACATTTTTTAAGATCTGAACACTGGTATGTTCTTAAAGGCAAATGCGTTTTAGAAACAGAATACAATAATATCGGTCAAAAAATTACATTGTCAGAATTAAATTCGGGCTACATAATAGAAAATAAAGTATGGCACAAGGCCTATAATTGCACAGATGAATTATGTCACATTTTAGAAGTGCAATACGGCGAAGAATGTGTGGAGAGTGATATTGAACGTAGAAGTTAATCCGTTAAGAGTTTACATAGGTTGGGACAGCAGAGAAGATATTGCATATCAAGTTGCTAAGTTAAGTATAGAAAATCTTGCAAGTGTTCCAGTTGAAGTTATTCCATTAAAGCAAAAGGTACTTAGAAAAGACGGATTGTATTGGAGAGATGTAGATGCTCTTGCTGCAACCGAATTTACCTTTACTAGATTTTTAATTCCAGAATTGAACAACTTTGACGGATGGGCATTGTTTATCGATTGTGATTTTGTATTTCTTGACGATGTAAAAAATATATTTGATCAAGCCGACGACAAATACGCCATCATGTGTGCCCAGCACGATTACACACCCGATGAGGGTGTTAAGATGGATGGACAGAAACAAACTCAATATCCAAGAAAAAATTGGTCAAGCATGATGCTTATAAACTGCGGGCATCCTAGTAATAAACAGGTTACAAAGGATTTTGTAAATGATCCTCATAAAACCGGTGCCTTTTTGCACAGATTTAGTTGGCTCGACAATGAAGAAATTGGAAAACTAAGCCACGAATACAATTGGCTAGTAGGATGGTATAAAGAACCCAAAGACGGATCACCAAAAGCATTGCATTATACAGAAGGCGGCCCGTGGTTTAAACAATACGAAAACTGCGAATATGCTAACGAATGGTATCGTGTTGAAAGACTATACTTAAGAAACGAATTAGAAGTTCAAAAAAAAAATTTACAAAAGAGCTAGACAGACCCAAGTCGATTGACGATTTAACATTTACAAAAACTGTTAAGTCTATTTTAAAGTCATACTTAAATACGTTAATTGATCCTGAACATGAGATTTATGACAACACAGAATTAAAAAAAGAGGTTGATACGTTTATGGGAATAAAAGTTGCAGCAATTGCATCCGACGGATTTAACTACGAAGTCAAGGGATTGCAATATGATCCTTATCTCCAATCATTTATATTGGGTTCGGGCGGACGTATATGTAATTTTGAATTAAAAAAAGGCACCGGCAACACCCTGGTAATTCGTGGACTAGGCGGACGTGGCCAGAAAGCTATAAAATATTGTTTAGAAAATAAAATAGATTTTTATGCTGTTGATTCAGGATATATTCAACCTAATACAAAAAAAGACTATCATCGTATTACTAAAAATGCATTACAAAACTTAGGACCTATAAAAGACAGAGATCTTGATAGACTAAGAAAGTTAAACTGGAAATACAAAAATAGAACTAGACAGACTGGTAGTAAAATTTTAATATGTCCGCCGTCTGACAAAGTAATGAAGTTTTATGAAAAAGATCTTGACGTTTGGTTAAAGGAAACTATTGATACAATTAAGACATATACTGATCGTCCAATTGAAGTTAGACTCAAACCTGATCGGTCTGAAAGAGTTACAACGAATACAATTTGGAATGCATTAGATGATGCATATTGCTTGGTTACGTTTAACAGCATTGCAGCAACCGAAGCATTACTTTACAGTGTACCGGCTATAACACTAGCACCAAACGCTGCTTCTGTATTGTGTAATACCGAACTTAAACAGATCAATAGTTTATATTTGCCCACCAAAGAAGAAACTGTTAGATTTGCAGCACACTTGTCTTATTGTCAGTTTACTGCTACCGAAATGCAAAACGGATTTGCATGGAGCATACTAAATGAAGATAGTTAGTTATCTTAAAACTGTTCCAGCAAACAATACCAATCAGCAAAAAACAGATCTTTTATTAAAATTTATCACCGGTGTTGTAAAAAACAGCGACGAAGGAATAATAGAAAATACCGGCAAAGTATTGTCTGCAGATGTAGGAGTTATACAAGGGTGGGTATATGATGATATCTCGTCTCCGCATTTAAAGTTAAGAAAACAAATAATCGATACTCAACTAAAAAACAAAAAATATGTAGTAGTTGCTGATGCAAATTTGTTTTTGTATTCAAACAAAATCAATCCTCACGGATATCTACGATATAGTTTCAACGGAGTTTTTCCTAATACAGGAATCTATTGTGACGATAAAGTAGATCCTGCTAGATGGCAACAAATATCTAGAGATTGTAAGATCAATATAGAAAACATAAAACCACACGGCAAGCATATACTTTTAATGTTACAAAGAAAAGGCGGCTGGAGTATGGGCGGCGTAGACACACAACAATGGGCGTTGGATACAATTAAAAAAATTAGAAAACATTCAAGCCGACCAATTTTAATTAGACCGCATCCTGGAGACAAACAGGCTAAAATCTATTTAGATCCTAGAAAAACCTTAATAAAAAACTTGCCAAATGTATCGATCAGTAATTTTAACAATTCTTTAGAAACCGATTTAGCAAATGCCTGGGCAGTGGTTAATCATAATAGCAGTGCAATTGTAGGACCTATTATCAAAGGATATCGTGGATTTATTACAGACCCAGTAAAAAGTCAATGTAAAGATGTTGCAAATACAGACTTTAGTAAAATAGAAAATCCAGATGATTTTGATAGACAACAATGGCTAGAAAGAATATCGATGTTTCATTGGAAGTTTAGTGAACTCGAAGACGGCTCAGCTTGGCGTCATATGAGAAATTATTGCCAGTAACTTTCGTTGCGTTTTACGATTAAATCAGTTTGTTTGCTTTTACCAGTATTTTTTCTATCACCCTTTAAATGATCCAAATACCGACCAAGGTCACTGTTAATCAACGGATGCCCTTCTCCGTTTACTAAATCTTTACTAATATTAATGATTGCATCATTGGGATAGTTTGCGTATATTTTCTTACGTACTTCTTCAAACACAAAACTATCATGCCACTCATCCATGCGGAATATTCCATATTCGGCATGTTCGTATACATGTTCAAATTCTTTTAAAAATTCTTGTCCGGTAGAGTGTTTTAGATTTATACCATAAAACCCACATTCTGGCCATTTTTTACCTCTGCCTAAATAGCACAACCATGCTTTTTTACTCATATGTTTTTCAAATGCTTCTTGTGGCATATAGGAATGTACAAATGTATCTGCATCCATCCAAAACAACCAATCTGCATCTGTGCGTTTTGCAGCATCAAATACTGCATAAACTTTATTAGCAAATCTTATTGCATCCCATTTAAATGTTTTATTCCAATCTTTTCTTTTACGTTTAATATCGTCAGGTGGTATTCCATTTGCACGAGGATCGTTTTTCCAATACTCTTTGAATGCATTTAATTTTGGAAGATTTTCTTTTTGATCTAATATGGTAATTCTACTGTCATTTGTAGTAGGAACACAATCTTCTGCATATAGTAAAAGTTCTATTTTAGGATCAATATTTTTGCTAAAACTATCAATAAACCGCTGACCATATAAGTCCAGCACCGGAGCATGAAATGTACTAACTACAGAAATTTTTGTCACTATAAAATCCTTATTAAATATACTTGGAGTATTTACTTATGAAATTTAGTTTATTCAAAGAATATGGAGCATTAAACAGTAAACCTGTGTTTGAAGCATTCGAACATAGTTTACGTTCTGCAGGTCATACTGTTGTCTACAATGATATGAATGCAGATGTTGCTGTTATATGGAGCGTGTTGTTTTATGGACGTATGGCCAAAAACAAAGACGTATGGAATAGTTTTCGTAAAAATAATCGTAATGTAGTTGTGTTAGAAGTCGGCGGTATCAAACGTGGAACAACATGGAAAGTAGGACTAAATGGAATTAACAGGGATGCTTATTTTGGGCCTGGTGGTATGGATGATCTACGCAGTCGCAAATTAGGACTAGAATTAAAACCATGGCGACAAGATGGTGAATGTATTTTAATTTGTGGACAACACGATAAAAGTTTACAGTGGCAAGGCATGCCATCTATGAGCAAGTGGGTAATGGATACAATCGAAGCGTTGCAAATGCATTACAACTATCCTATTATATTTCGCCCGCACCCGAGATGCAGACTTCCAGACATTGAACGTCAATACAAGAATGTTTATAGGCAAGAACCAAAGCAGATATCAGGCACATACGACGACTTTGATATGAACTTTGCTAATGTAAAATACACTGTAAGTTGGAGTAGTAATCCAGGGATACACAGTATCATCAATGGTGTACCTGCGTTTGTTAGTCCATATAGTTTAGCGTTTGATGTAGCATGTCCGCATTTGTTAATGGTAGACAATCCTCATTTGCCAGATAGGCAACAATGGCTCAACAACTATGCACACACTGAATGGACAGTAGAAGAAATATCGCAAGGTATCCCTTTGAAAAACTTGACACAGAAACTTTAATATGCTAAATTTACTGTATGTTCATAGAAGATATACTACAAACCCTAGTGGATAATCACGACATTAATCCGTCAGACAAGCCCATTCTTGTTAGCATTAGTCAACAGGTAAAAAAAGGCACTGCTCTAACTGATCGTCAACATGCTCTTGTTAAATCAAAGCTGCTTAATTACAAGCACTGTTTTGATGTTAACATTGATGAAATGTTAGATAACACTAGATTGCCGTTGCGTATAATCAACCGCGAACATTCGATTACTATTGTAAATCATCAAAACATGATGGGTGACGCTCCATATGAGAGTTACAAACAAAAATGGAAATGGATTAAGATTAAATTTCCATTTAGTAAAAAAAATATTGTTGCAGTTGAACAACTTAATTCAAGTTCAAAAAGAAATAATTATTTTCATCAACGCGGTAGTCATGAACACTATTTTCGTTTAACTGAAAATAATGTTTATAATGTTGTACATTCTTTTATAGAAAAGAAGTTCGACATTGATACTCAACTGATTGAATGGTACAACGAAGTTAAATCTTTAAAAGAGAACGAACGTTCTCTGTACCCTAGTGTAATCAATTACACTGTAAAAAATATAAGCGATGACGGTTGTCAATTAATCGAAAAAGAAATTGGCAATATTGACAAGTCAAATATTTTAAAAATCATTGATCGTAAACGTAGATATGGCATTGTAACAGTTGATTATGATAACGTGCCTGCTGGCTTAATTGGCGAAATTGCTTTTAGGACAGATAAAGAAATCAATATCAATCCAGAATCGTTTAATTTAAATTCAATTGCAGAAGCAACTATGCATCTTGATAGATTTCCGCTACTTGTTGTAATTGACAAAGAAGATGCTTTAAAACAAGTGTCGTCTGTTTATGATGCGTTTTCTTATCTAGTTCCTTCTGAAAAACAAAGTGTTTTATTTAGAGTAGAAACCGAAAACAAATACAATGTTAACGATTTTATTCACGAGCGGTCTTTGAACAACTGGCTTGACACAAACACTGAAATCGTGTATATTTGTAAAAATAAACTTCCTAAATTGTTGTTAAAAACAGATTGGAAACCTAGTGCTGCATTAATTATTACCGGCACTAGAAGTCATACACACGTTAATTATTATATTAACGATTGTTGCGATCTTGTCATGGTACATGATAAAGATTCTAGTTTAATAGGAAAACTGAATAAATCGTATGCCTACTTGTAAACTAATAATTGAAGATGAAGTCAATATCAAGCTCGAAGGACTTGATATTGACGTTCGTCGTAAACTTGCAAATGCACTAAAGTTTGAAGTGCCGTATGCAAAACACATGCCTCAATTCAAGCTTGGACGTTGGGATGGCAAAGTTGCGTTCTTTGGAATCGGCGGCAGCGGCTATGTTAATCATTTGGATATTATTGTTGACATTCTACAAAAGAACAATGTTCAAATTGTAGACATCGAAGATAACAGGCATCCAATACAATTAAATCTTCAACCAGTAACCGAAACCTATTGGGCCGATCAAGGCGTGCGTTGGCCAAAAGGCCATCCAGCTGAAGGCGAACTTATTATGCTTCGCGACTATCAAGTTGAAGCAATCAACAACTTTATTGCTAACCCGCAAAGTCTACAACAGATTGCTACCGGTGCAGGTAAAACTATTACCACAGCAACACTAAGTCACATTAGCGAACCATATGGTCGCAGTCTTGTCATTGTACCTAACAAGAGCTTGGTTGAACAAACTGAAGAAGATTATATTAACTGCGGACTTGACGTAGGTGTTTATTTCGGTGACAGAAAACAACTAGGAAAAACACACACTATTTGCACTTGGCAAAGTTTAAACATTCTTGATAAGCGTCACAAAGACGGTGATGCAGTACTAAGCCTAGCAGAGTTCTTAGAAGGTGTAAGCACAGTTATTGTTGACGAAGTACACCAGGCCAAAGCAGAAGTACTAAAAAATCTACTTACACGCAACTTGCGTAACGCTCCAATTCGCTGGGGACTAACTGGTACAGTGCCCAAAGAGAAGTTTGAGTTTGAAAGTATTCACGCAAGCCTTGGCCCGGTTATTGGACAGATTACAGCAAAAGAATTACAAGACAAAGGTGTGCTAGCAGACTGTCATGTTAACATTGTACAGCTAATTGATACTGTGGCACATAGAGGCTATCAAGAAGAATTAAAATATCTAGTTAGTAATAAAGAACGTATAGAATACATAGGCAAATTATTAAACACTATAAAAAACTCAGGCAATACTCTAATTCTTGTAGATAGAATTTCTGCAGGAGAGATGCTACAGGAACTTATACCTAATAGCACCTTTATCAGTGGTGCTGTTAAAGTAAAAGACAGAAAAGAAACATACGACACAATTCGAGAAGGCACAAACGAAGTAATTATTGCTACGTATGGTGTTGCTGCGGTTGGACTTAACATTCCACGTATTTTTAATCTTGTGTTGCTTGAACCTGGCAAAAGTTTTGTAAGAGTAATTCAAAGTATCGGTAGAGGCGTTAGAAAGGCAAAAGACAAAGACTTCGTACAAATATGGGATCTTACAAGCACATGTAAGTTTGCGAAGCGGCACCTTACCGAACGAAAGAAGTTTTACAAGGAAGCTCAATACCCATTTACCATTGAAAAGGTAGATTGGAATTAATTTTAGATGAGAATACTAACATTAGAAAATAAATCATTTTCTTTGAATCGATTACCAGACAGCGTTGACGATACACTAAGATTTGCCGTACTAGACAACAGTAACCCAGTAGATCCAGATTTCTTTTTTAACCCACTGATTTTTTTAGAAAGTTTTAATAGTCCTGCTATAGTATTAGAAATTAATGGCAATGAAATCACAATGCCATTAGACTGGTGTGTAGCTGTTGGCTGTAGTGAAGCAGGCAGTGACTTAGAAGTATTACCGCTTACAAGTTTAAATGATAGAGGCTTTGAAGCCTTTTTGTTTAATCCGTTAACCGGAAATATGGCACAGTTTGGTAATATAGAAATAACTAATTTTTATAATGATGTAAAATGGTTTTTTCCGAAAATGAGAAACGGACATCTTTTATGTGTACCAATAACTGAAGGACCTAATCCACAGTGTGCATACTTTGTCAAGGATATAAACCGTCAAAGTGAAATTATTGATTTTGGAAAACTATTATAAAGGAGAATTAAAATGAAAACATATGAAGCAATTGTAACTGTTGGTGGCATGAGCACAAAAACTCAAGTAAGTGCCAAAGATACTGTTAGTGCTAAAAAACTTATCGAAGCACAATACGGTAAAGATAATGTAAAATCTGGCGTATACGAGGTTAGATAAATGGAGTTGGTTGCATTACTAATTGTAATATTTGTAGGACTGTTAGCACTTGTTGTTTTAGGTAAATTGTTTTCTTGGGCATTAAGAAACAACAATTCGGCAATTTTGCTATTGGTAATTGCACCAATACTAGCATACATTGCATATAATATTTAAGGAGAATAACAATGGCGACACGAGCAGGAAAAATTTGGGGTACTACAGATTTTATATTTGGTAATGGTGCATTAGAGTTTCATAGGATTGCATTTAAGGCTGGTTACAAATGCAGCGAGCATCATCACAAATACAAGTGGAATGGATTTTACGTAGAACATGGAAAGATGATAATTCGTGTTTGGCAAGACGAAGATCAAAACGGATTAGTTGATGAAACAGTTCTTCACGGCGGACAATTTGCAATGGTTAAGCCAGGCAAGGTGCACCAGTTCGAAGGCCTAGAAGATGGCGTAGCATTTGAACTATACTGGGCAGAATTTAATCACGATGATATTGTTCGCAGGACTATTGGTACAGCAGTGGACAAAAACTAAATATCTGTATGAAAAAGTACGCATTTATTACAAGCATGAATCAACGATACTATGATCACATAGGTAGATTCATGCTTGAAAGTTTTTTAAAATATGCACCAAAACATTTTGTTTTGCATCTATATGCCGAAAGTATTATTAGCAAATTACCCAAAGCACTTAATTTAGTAATCTATGATTGGAATAAAGTGTGCAAAGAAGACTGGGAAAAGTTTGCAGTTAAAACCGATGATAACAGTGCAAGAAAATTTGGCAAAAAAGGATGGGCAAGTATTCATGCTTGGGAAAACATAGATGCAGATTACCTTATTTGGTTAGATGCAGATTTATTATTTCACAATCCGTTCGACGAAGATGTTATAAAACTTACTATTAAAAAAAATATGTTAATTGGATTGTTTAATCACGCCTACATTGCTCATACAAAAAATGAAGTACCTATAGGATACAGTGCCGAAACAGGATACGTCATTATAAACAAACGTCATAAAGATTTTTTAAAATTTGTAAAAAAATATAGAGAAATATATGAGTTACCTTTTAAGCCAACCGACATAGTTAAATGGTGGGACAATCAAATTTGTATGATGGTTGCTAATATGTTTATAGAAAACGTATTTGATTTAAGTATTATTAGAACAACTGATAAAACACAAACTCCATTAAATCATAGCGAATTAAGCAAATATTTTAGTCATCAAAAAGGTAAAAGTAAAAAACATATGAATGCTACACAAATGCAATCACTAATTGGATTAAAAGAATGAAAATAACAATCATTTCAACTTTTGGTCCAGCTCACTATAAAACTTACGGCAGATATTTTGTCGAAAGCCTAGAGAAATTTTTAGATAATCGTGTTGATGTTGTTCTATATACAGACACACCATTGACTTTATTTAAGCCAAATTTTAGCAACAGAATCTTAAACCAGTGTTCTCCTAATTTAGTAGAATTTAAAAAACGCAACAGCGACAAAGTTATACCTACTGGAACCAAAGGATGGATAAGAGATGCAGTAAGATTTAGTCATAAAAGTTACTGCATAATACATGCAAGCAGAACAATCGAAACTGATTTGCTTATTTGGTTAGACGCCGATACAGAAGTTATTGCTCCTATCACTCACCAATATCTAAGCGAACAATTAGATTTAGATTATTTTGTGAGTTATTTAGGTAGACCCAATAGATATAGTGAAACTGGTTGGTTATGTTTTAATTTAAGGAATAAGTGGTCAAAAACGTTTTTTGATCGTTGGGAATGGTATTATAATACAAATGAAATTTATAACTTGCCTGCTCAACTAGATTGTCACGTATTTGACGCTGTAAAGGAAGAAATGGAATCATTGGGTAAAATTAAAGCTCAAAATATAAGTCCACCAGATTTAAGCTCTCAGCATTTTGATAGAAAATTTATAGGAAAAATAACTCATTACAAGGGAGACAAAAAAGAAAACAGAGATCAAAATTTAAAAATTGCAAAACTGCGGGCTAGAAAAAAATGAAAATAGTATTAACAGGCCACAAAGGTTTTATCGGTAGTCATTATTTAGATTATATAAAAGACCGAGTCGAAGTAGAATCAGTTTACGGGTTTGATAAAGACTCGGGCGAAGATCTGTGCAATACAAGAACTGCTTACGAAAGTCCGGATTGCGATGTACTGGTACATATGGCTGCAACCAATGGTACAAAACTGTTTTATGAAATTCCAACTGAAGTTGCAACCAACAATACACTGCCTACTTTCAATCTAGTACACAGATATCAAAATACCAATACTAAGATTGTGTTTACAAGTACTTGCGAGATTTTTAATACTACTGTAGATAGAAATCTACACAGTGTCCCCACTGACGAATCTGTACCAATAATGTTTGAAGATATAACTAATCCTAGATGGAGTTACAGTCTTCCAAAAGCATTAGGTGAAAACTTAGTTGCCAATTGTGGTGCACCTTGGCTTATCATTAGATATTTTAATATCTATGGTCCAAGACAACGAGATCACTTTATCAGTGAATTTGTTGAACGTGTAAAGAACGGCGAATATTATATTAAAGGCAACGATACTAGAAGTTTCTGCTACATTGATGATGCTGTTGTTATGACACATAATCTTGTCCAACATCATAATGGTTACATTGTAAACGTAGGTCATCAAGAAGAAATTGAAATAAGTACTGTAGCAAAAACAATTATGAATATTATGGGTGTAGATCCAGATCGGTTAGAAATCTTACCAGGGCTTGCAGGAAGTGCTAAACGCAGATGTCCTGATACTAGTTTAGTTCGTATGCTTACTGGATTTAAAGATTACACGCCGTTGGAATTAGGACTTAAAAAAACAATAGAAAGTCTAATATGAAATTAGGTATAGTAGGGTTAGGTGCTGTAGGAAGTGCAAACAAACAAGGGTTTGAATATCTTGGTCACGAAGTAAGTGTACACGACATCAAATTGCCCACACTAATAACTGATGTACTAAACACCGAAATAGTATTTATTTGTGTTCCAACTCCTCAAGCAGCAGATGGTAGTTGCAATACAAGTATAATCGAAAGTGTAATACAAGAATTACAAGACCACACATACAAGGGTATTGTAGCTATACGTAGTACCGTAGTTCCTGGTTTTACACAACGAATGATAGATACATATAAAAATCTAACTATTTGTTTTGTTCCTGAATTTTTAAGAGAACGTTGTGCTGCTGACGATTTTATAAACAATCACAAACTACTTGCTATTGGAACACATGATATTTGGGTGTATAGAAAACTTGTAAAAGCTCATGGCAACTTACCAGAGAATACAGAACATCTTACGCCCAGTGAAGCAGAGGTGCTAAAATATTACAATAACGTATATGCAGCTCTACGTGTTACCTTTGCAAATGTTATGTACGAAATCTGTGATAAACTAGATTGCGATTACACAACTATTAAAAATGCTTATATTAAAACAGGAAAAGCAGTTGACATGTATCTTGATGTGAGTCCTGGGCTAAGAGGTTACGGCGGAATGTGTTTGCCAAAAGATACACAAGCTATTGCTGCATTGTTAAATCAACTGAACTTGGACTTTGATCTAATACAAAGTATAAACAATGATAATAACAAACTTAAAAAAACAGTGTTTAACGGAATGAGAGAATGAAAAAGAATCCTTTACTCGGAAAGTCCGAAGCACAAGCAGGACAAGATTTATTTGCATTAGAAATATGCAAAAATAAAACCTATATTGAGATTGGTGGCAGTCATCCTAGACGCATTAATAACACATTCAATCTAGATTCTAATCACGGATGGAAAGGATTTAGTATTGAACTAAACGACAAATGGAACAATGCATGGGACACGTCGTCGAGAAACAATCCTTGTTATTTTGAAAACGCACTTACATTTGATTACCTTGCAGCAATTCGCGAACAAGGAATGACCACCAAAGTTGGATATTTGAGTTGCGACATTGAACCGCCTGAAAATACCTATGCAGCTTTGCAGCGTGTAATCAATCAAGGTGTTGAGTTTGAATCTATTACATTTGAACACGACTGGTATAACTTTCCTGATACAACCTTTAATGAACAAGCAACTGAGTTTTTAAAGAAGCATGGATACAAAGTTGCTGTTAGAGATGTGTTTTGTAAAAAATCTTGGCTACCATATGAAACATGGTATGTAAGAGAAGACATAGTATTCGAAGAACTAGACTTTCAACAATGGCGTGCAAACAAGGTACAAACTCTATAATGTTAATAGACCGTCCTGATTTAGTTGAACTGATTGGTGAGTCATTGATATATGAACAAGCCAACAGTGTGACATATGCACGTTTTAGAGATGAACCAAAAAAAAGTTTATATGCAGGACGTTGGATAATCGGCGGCAGTGCCGAGGAGATTGCTGTAGCACAAGGTTATTTGAGTTATGATAGTTGGAAAGAATTATTCAGTTTAGCAGACAAAAATCCTACTCTTAGAAAACAACTTGACAAAACTCTTGACATATATTATCTTATAAAAAATGGAAAATAAAATGAAAATTATTGCAGGCCCATGCCAGCACGAAACTCTAGAACAGAGTTTAGAAATTGCTCAAGAATGCAAACGTGTATGTGAAAAATACGGCGTTGAATATTATTTCAAGGCCAGCTATGATAAAGCAAACCGTACAAGTATGTCAGGTAAGCGAGGACTAGGTCTCGAAAAAACCATGTATGACTTCAGAAGCCTAAAAGAACAATTAGGAGTAAATACACTAACAGACGTACACGATATAAACCAAGTAACTTATATCAATACAGTTTGGGGAGATTCAGTTGACGTTTATCAGATCCCTGCTTTTCTTTGTCGCCAAACAGATCTTATTAGAGCTTGTGTGGCAACAGGCAAAACGGTTAATATTAAAAAAGGACAGTTTCTTGCACCGTGGGATGTCGCGGGTATTCTTTCGAAGATCGAAGGAGCCAAAGAAGTTTGGATAACAGAGAGAGGAACTAGCTTTGGATATAATGCCTTGGTTGTTGATTTCACCGGCCTTAACTATATGCTCGATAATTTTAGTGTACCTATTGTACTCGACGCCACGCACAGTGTACAAAAACCAGGCGGCCGAGGAACTAGTAGCGATGGCAATCGTTCTTATGTTCCTGGCTTGGCTCGTGCAGCTAGTGCTCTAGGCGTAACCAACTTCTTCCTAGAAGTACACCCTGATCCGGACAACGCACCCAGCGATGGTCCTAATATGTTACATTTAAAAGACTTTGAAGATGTTGTAAAACAAATTAAAGTAGTCGGTGATGCAGCAAGAGGATACACTTGGCTATGACAACAGCAATACTAATCCCTGCAAGATATGCCAGTACTAGATTTCCTGGAAAGATGATGGCAAAGTTAAACGGTGTTCCCCTTGTAGAACATGTTTACAACAAGTGTGCTGCAACAGGACTTAGTACATATGTGCTAACTGATAACCAAGAAATTTACAACTACCTTGGTGCTAAAAAATGTTTGTGGACTACAGAAGCAGAAAACGGTACAGAACGTTGTATGCAAGTTATTGACGAAGTGTTGCAATATGATCGCTACATTAATGTGCAAGGAGACATGCCAGACATTACTCCTGAAATAATTCTTAAGGTAGAATCAGAATTACAAAAAAGTGATGTATCAACTGCATATACACAGATGGATTTTAACTTGCGTAATAATCCAAACACTGTTAAAATGATACACAGTAGAGGAAGAGCACATTGGTTTCTACGTGCAAGCCTACAATATGGTGATCACCATCTTGGAGTATATGGCTACAACAGAGAAGCAAAATCAATGTATTCAACCAGCACCAAATTTATTGAAGAAGACATTGAAAAACTAGAACAACTAAGATGGATACAGAACGGTGTCAAAATCGGAGTTGTTGAAGTAGAGTTTGACGGTATAGAAATTAACACACCAGAAGATTTGGTAGAATGGCACAAACGTAATGGCGAACAAACATATTGATCTTTTTAAGGAAATGATTCCTGCTATTGACTTAGGAATCAAAGAACTTTGGGATGCAGCAACCGACGAAGGCAAGAAAGAAATAAAACTTGACTTGTGGAATCTCAATCGTTATATTAGTAGTGTTGGCGGCAGCTTTGAAAAACAAGCGTTGGCGTTGGTCAAAGTTAATGCATATTACAATAAGAACTGGGCAGTGTTAGGAGCAAATCATCCTAAGCTACAATGGCAACTGTTGTGTGTTGCTGGTAAAACTGGTAAAAAAGAATTCCATCCGTGGATAGGGCTTAAAAAGAAAAAGGATGATAGTAGTAAAGCAGTAAAGTTATTATTACAAATTTATCCAAATATGAAGTTAGATGAGGTTGAAACGCTTGCTAGAATATCTACAAAAAAAGAGCTCCAAGAACTTGCCCGTGAACACGGATACGATAAAGTTGACCTCTAAAAGTTACACATGTGAATATTGCAACAAAAGTTACACTAAAGAAAGTACACTCGTTGCACACCTGTGTGAACCTAAAAGACGTTGGCTTCAGAAAGATGAAAAACGAGTACAGTTAGGGTTCTATGCCTTTCAAAGATTTTATCGACTAAGTGCAGGTGCTAAAACAGACAAGACATATGATGAATTTGTAAAGTCAAGTTTCTATAATGCGTTTGTAAAGTTTGGTAGCTTTGTTAACAATGTAAGACCGCTGTATATGGAAAAATATATCGATTATGTTGTAACCAGCGGAATTAAATTAGATCAATGGTGCAAAGACGAACTGTATGAAAAATATGCAATTGAGTTGATACGCAAAGAAGGTGTTGAAACAGCACTGGAGCGTAGTATAAATACAATGGTTGCTTGGGCTGCTGAACATAACAGCGTTTACAATCACTATTTCAATTACGTATCATTGAACAAACTCACATGGGATATTAGAGATGGAAAGATATCTCCGTGGTTGGTTTTGAATTGCAAGAGCGGTAAAACAGCACTTGGCAAACTAAACAACGAACAGTTAAACATGTTGACCAATATCTTAGATCCACAACACTGGGCTGTGAGATTTAAAAGACAGCCAAAAGATGTAGAACTTGTAAAACAAATTTCACAGGAAGCCGGACTTTAATTAATGCCTGATATCGACATAGACTTTGCAGACAGAGACGTTGTACTATCAAAGTTACAACATCGTGTCGCACGATTGGAAACAGGTAAAAAACATAATACGGGCGTGTACGTTACTGAGGTGCCACACAATCCTATAGATAATATTGCAACCATTGATTATAATACTGCTGAGGACAGAGGGTATTTTAAACTTGACTTTCTTAACGTACACATTTACAAAGATGTACGTGACGAAGCTCACATGCAAGAGTTGATGAATAAAGAACCATTATGGGAATTACTTGAACATTTTGAGTTTTGCACACAGGTGTTTCATCTAAGTGGCAACGAAAATTTAGTAAAAAAACTAGCACCTAAAAGTATAGAACAACTAGCTGCTACACTGGCTATTATTAGACCTTCAAAAAGATATCTAGCTAACACAGTAGATTGGAATAGAATAAACAACGAAGTTTGGACTGTACCAGACGACGGCAGTTACTACTTTAAAAAAGCCCATGCGTTTAGCTATGCTATGGCTGTGGTAGTACACATGAATTTGTTATGTGAAAAAGTCAACGAATCTTTTTAATTAACTGAACGCTTTTTCTTTTTATTCGTTTAAGAGTTAAGTTTGTTACATTAACGCATGGCCCTATAACAACTTTAACATCTTTGCTGTTCATAGTCATCATACAATATTTTAGATTATCAATTTCTCTTCTGAGGAATATATTAATAGGAATCATTCGATTTGATTCCCACCACCATATTTCTCCTAAATCCAACAACAGTTTTTTATCCTCGGGTGTTCTTAAACCTGTATAAACAAACATGGTAGTAACATACTGATCTTGATTTGAGATAATGCCTACATATTCGTTGCCGCCATAAGCAACAACACTAACATAAGGAAATTGATTTTCTATTTCTTTTAATAACATCTTTTCCAATAAATACACTATAATAATTTTTAAGGATCCAGTATAGTATGCAACTAACCCCTAGATATTTAGTCGATAATTTTACTTATGTTATTTCTAGTGAAACTGGATTTGTAGTGGAGTATAGACCAGTGTATAGCAGACAATTAAAAGTATATAGAGGTATAGACAATACCTTACAGTTTAGATTACTAAATGCTGATCAAAAACCTGTATTTGTTGAAGGTACTCCAATTTTTGTTGCCTTTGACGAAAATGGCATTTTGGTTATTGAACGTGACTGTACAGTTACCGACGATAGTAGTACAGCATTGAAAGGTATGTTTGAGGTAACCATAACCGAAAACGATTTGTTGAATATAAGACAACAGTACCTTACCTATAACATTTATATAAATGGCAATTCTAAAACTTTAACCTACGCCAATAGAAATTTTGACAGTGCTGGAATAATATATGTAAACGGCAATAGCTTCCCAGGAGTTAAACCTAGCAAAGTTGTAAACAATTGGCAATTTTTAAATGACCTTTATTACGGAACATTAGATGAAGATGGTGAACGTATCAGTGCTGACCCTGGAATAAATGGTAACGAAGCATTGCATACCATTGCAGTTTATTCAAACGGTTACACAGGCAATCTAATTGTACAAGCTACGCTAGACAACAGCACCGATACACTAGATTGGGCAACTGTAACTACTGTTACGTTTACCGGCAACGAAACAGAACCAACTCCTGTAAACTTTAACGGTGTTTACAATTATCTAAGATTTGTAGCTGTTGACGATACTATTGAGAAGATACTCGTTAGAAATTAATTGACATACAGACAGTAAAATGCTACTATGAACTATGAGCATTGTATCTGACGTCTTGACCACTTACTTGCCTGCAAAGCGTAAAACCACACCTAGTGGTTGGACCAGCTTCAATGCACCTTGTTGTACGTACAATGGTGAAAATGCAGACACTAGAGGACGTGGCGGACTTATCACAGAAGGCGATGTAATCAGCTATCATTGCTTCAACTGTGGCTTCAAAGCCAGCTGGCAACCCGGACGCAATCTAAGTCACAAGTTTAAAAAATTGTTGGAATGGTTAAACACACCCGACAGTGAAATTACAAAACTTGCACTGGATGTAATGCGTATCAACGAAGGCGTCGAAGTTCAAATACACAAAGTTGAACTGCCTGAATTTACAACCGTGCCTTTGCCAGATGACGCTGTGCGTATACGAGACATACCAGACTACAATGAAAACTGTTTGAGTTTTAAAAACTTTTTACAGGTAATTGATTATATGGCTGAACGTAATCTAAATCTCGATGATACAGATTATTATTGGAGCCCTAGCCTTGCATATAGAGAACGTTTGATTGTTCCGTTTTACTATGAAGGTAGGATTGTAGGATGGACTGCTCGCAGTATAAATCAAAACAAAAAACCCAAGTACCTTACAGAAACACAACCTGGATTTGTGTATAACTTGGATGAGCAACGTCCACAAAAAGCATTTACTCTAGTATGCGAAGGACCCATCGATGCTATCCATATCGAAGGGTGTGCGTTAACTGGTAGCGAAATAAACGACGCCCAGGCCTTGTTACTAAACAGACTTGGCAAGGATATATACATTGTTCCGGATAGAGATCAAGCTGGCAGTAAACTAATTGAACAAGCTATTGACAGAGGTTGGGGTGTTAGTATGCCAGAATGGGGTCCGGGCATAAAAGATATAAGCGATAGCGTAGCCAAGCACGGTAGACTATATACACTGTATAGTATCGTAGCTGCGGCTGAAAGCAGCCCACTTAAAATTAGATTGAGA